AGACTTCACGCGCTACCTTGCGTTGGACGTCAATTAGGTCCTTGCCGAATGCTTCAACGTCATCATCCGTTACGAGAGATTCACGGGTAGTAGGAGTTGACTGGGTTTGTACCGGGTCAGGTTTAGCTTCCATCTGTTGTCTAAGCTGCCCAACATAAGTTTGCAATTCCTTGACTTGCGCGTGTAGCCTCGGTACTTCAGCGTCATACATACCTTGAAGGGTTTTGTATTTCTGCTGCCACGTCTCTTCCGTTACGTCCGCCGTTTTACTCTCAGCTGGCTTCGTATCAGGTTTAGCTTCTGTAGTCGGGTCTTGCGGCGCTGCTTGTGGTTCTGGGTCAGGGGCCTGATTCTCAGTTGGCTCTGGCGCAGTTTCACCAATAAGCTGCTTCTCAAGTGCTTCGATTTCTTTCAGTTGCTGTTCAACCTGTTTCGGTAAAGCCATAAAAATCTCCTTTTAGCTCCAACTCTGTCTTCAGGCTCCTTTTCTGGTGTGCCGTCTAACATAATGGTTTGCTTCGGACTATAAAATGCGGTTACTTCAACCGCTCCAAGATTGAAGGAGCCTTATCGACTGCCTCCAAAAAATCTTGTAGAACCTTCGCCCGACCTTGCAGTTGACGGAAGCGATCCCCATCAGCCTCGATCAGCGAAGATTTTGTTTCTTCCAATAATTGTTTAAAGAGCACTAGAAGCCCCTCGTTCTCGGAGTTTCGGCATCGTGATAACGCCGATACTGCCCTACGGTCGGAACTTCCATCTAAAAATAGATTCATAAATGGCTATTTATCACCTAGATTAGTAGGTTGTCAATAGACTACGATAAAAATTCTAGTTTATAAAGAGTCGTATCGATCAACGCCACGACTTCATCTAACAAATTCTGTAGCTCAGAATCCTGAACCATCATCATGCGGTTATCGTCAATGTAGCGACGCAAACCTTTGAGCATCATGATCGAGTCAGACTCTAGTTTGTAAGGCAGATTGGGGTAATCAACAATCCCATAACGGCCTTGGTATGCCTCAGCCAGAGCGTCGGCTTTCTCAATAACGCTTTCGTAGTAGTTGCCAAGCGCCATGTGCGCAGCATAACTACGAGTCTTCAAATGCTGGATATGTGCGTTCGTGCCGGAGTGTAGTAACTCCATAATCAACGCGCCGCAGCTAGGTGCTCCTGAAATACCCTTCATGGTCATACTCCGTTAGGTCTAGGTGACATAAAATTGGACTCTCTACCGCCTACTTGAGAGCCGTCTGGCAGCATGTTCTTGGGGGCAGGACCTTGCGTCATACCCTGTGGGGCACCACCCATAGCTTCAGCCTGAAGTTCTGCTGTCATTGCTAGCTGTTGCTGCAACTGCGCGATCAATTGCTGCTGTTGCTGAATAACTCCCATCTGGAAGTCATCCGGCACGATTTTATCTACGTTACCCGACAAGTTACGAGCCGCGTCACGCAAGAGTTCAGCAGTGCCATTTAAGCCAACGATCTGTTGTGCTACTGGGCTGTTCAGAACGAGAGTCAAGAACTCAGTGCGACGGATCGCTTCAGCTTCTTTAACAACCAACGCCTGAGCACCTTTAGCGACAATGTTCACGTCACCAACCAACTCTGGGTCTTTGCTGTAGCGCAAGTTGTCTTGGTACAGACGCTCAACAATCGGAATGATGATGTGCTGATCGATGTTGGAAATAACCTGCTTGATACCTTTACCAGCGTTGGAAATAAGCATCGACAAACCAGACGATGTGCGACCTGCGCCAGCTACGTGTTCACCCGTCATGTAACGAGGAATCATCGTGTCTTCATCAGCACGAGATGCAAACTTCTCAAACACAGTCATCAACTCAGCAGCATTACTACCGGGCTGGAAGAACGACAGTGGCTGTGAACCATCGTTGTACTCAGATGCTTGGAACTGCCAAACTTTCCATGGGTACATGTTGGTTACGTCTTCACCTGCGGGTATGCGAGAAATATTCACCGCCACCTGTGGACCAGACGAGATACCCATGTTATTGGCCAGTGCGCGACCAGCACCGTTGACCATGTCTTGTGAGTCCATACACAAGTCAGCTACACCTTTGCCATCAACAGCGCCGGGCAGGTTTTCATAGCTGGTTAGGTAGTATGGCTTGCGTCCCAGTGGGTCGTAGTTCAACACAGCACGAATAACAACATTACCTATTAACCAAACTTCGCATGGATACGACAACTGAGGATCAGGAATCTCTTTAGGGTCCATGCCCCAGTCAATCAAGAGTTTGCCCTGTACTGTGTCCCACAATTGCAGAGCATCTACTAAGTCTTCTGTGTGCAGTGTGTAAGTTAAGTTCTTACCTTCTGCTGTAGCTTTCGCTGAGTCAGTCCACAACCACTCTTTTAGATTGCCGATGGTGAACTCATCAAGCACGGTACGGATGGCTGCTTCGCTATACCCTTCAACACCGATCAGTGCTTCCAAGTCTTCACGAGTCATTTTGTGGCGTTCGATGATGAAACCATCACCTAAGTTCCACGACCATGGTGCCCAATAAATCATGAATGGATCAACACGTTCCCACTCATTGCGAATCTCTTCTACAGTCTGTAATTCGCCATTTATAAATTTCAACATCTTGCGACGACGTTTTACTGGCCCCTTCATCACGCCATAGGGGAACGTCACGATGTCGTCTAAGAACTCGTTGAACGCTGCGTGCCAATTACCTTCAACAAGCTGGTCTTCCATTTTGTCAGCCATGCGATCAACACGCTTGCGAGCTTCTTCTTTCATCTCGCGCATCGTCTGATCTTTCATCGCCGACGCTGCTTGTCTTAGCTGATCTTCTGTTGGCTCAATACCTTGCGCGTACACACCCATCAACTCAGTCATCATCTTGGCTTTGAGTTCTTCCTCAACATTCTGAGGTAGGTCTGGTATGGGTGTTGGCTCGATGCTCCAAGGACGATCTGAGCCTGTGCCTAAGAGTGTGTCGCGTAACCAGCTTGTTGCTGCACGACATTTGACTGACGTTAACTGAACAAAAATCTCTGAGCCGCCTTGCGACTGAATCTCAGAGAGTTTCTCAGGGTCATACTCACCATTGCGGCGGCGCATACATTTCAGCATGCGCTCTTCTAAGTTCCGCTTGGCTAGTCTAGAAACCTGCCATCGCTTATTAACATGTGAAGCTAACCCCTGAATAACAGGCTGCGCGTTCTGCGCATTCGACTCACGCTGCGTCTCGGCTTCCATGTCGGCGACACGCGCCACGGGCATTAGGGCTAAACCGTTCATTTCTCGTCCTTACACGGACCTCAAAGTGGAATGCCCCTGTGTACCACCGGGGCTTGTGGTTGTCAAGTATACACGTAGCCAACACGTTTTACTTCTTTTCTTGACTGCACCAACGCCGTGCCCCTGACGTTCATATCGATGATGGAGTCAGCGTACTGGTTGGCATCGTGAACGTGCGAATACTCATTCTTATCTGGGGAGTCTTCTAGCTCACCATTTTTCTTCACTTTATAGCGATACCCAGACCGAAATCCCTTGATGAGCATCTGACACGCTGGGTCAACTAAATACATCGCTTTGCCTTCTAACTGCTGGGACAAGAGCCGTTCGACTGCCTGAATTCTAAGCTCGGGTTTGTTGCTCGGCGGTTTTACGCATTTAAAACCCGCCGCTTTTAGCGCATCGACAAGCGTCATCTCATTAAGTTGCTGTTTCATAAACCCCGCTGGGTCTGGTGCGCAGAGCATATTAAAACCGGGGTAGTGGTTGGCTACGAACGGAGTTAGTTTGGTTCTGATGAACGTCTCGATGCCCATGTTCTCGGAAGTCAACTCAGCAAGCGTCAACACACGTCCCCGAGCATCCCGCTGCTTAAACACTGCGGCTGGTGTACGCCCAAAGTCAACGCCAATAATGAGTGGGTAATCGGATGAGTTAAGTGCTTTGAGCGGACCTTGCGCTACGTGGAAGTCGCCCACGAATGACTTCTGATACACAGGTGTGCCGGAGAGCGACCTACCAAATTTGTTATGTATATAGACGTCCACCCAGTCCTCGGTCTTACCCTCGGCCAAGTTTTCGTAGTACCCATCGATCAGATTCTCCGACCAGTCGCACTCTGCTGAGAGCGCCGAAGGCTGCATGAATATTTTCGCCGTCGATGGTGGGACGGACATGTACTCTTCCCAAAAGGTGTCAGCATCTGGCGCGTTAGTCGCCCCCCAAATGTGATGGTTGGGTTTACCGTTGTCGTCTACACACCCACCTTTCGCCACGGAGGGGTATCGACCCACTCGACCTTGTAGGGCGTTAAATATGTCGGGGTGAATTTCTCTGTACTCGTCGAGAATACCGAAGGAACATTCGAGGGAGAGCAAGCGGCGGACATCATTGGCATCATCCAGCCCCCTAAACAGGACTTCGCACTCAACGTCGTCAAAGCGTAAAAAGAATCTTTTGTCAGTACGCGCATAAGAACCCGCTACACCTTCTGGAAACCATGTCATGAAGGTTGGTATCGTAGCATCGGTCAACATCTGGTTGGTATTTCGCACCACTACTGCACGGCTACGACGAACACCATCCTGACCCTTCCTCATCTTCTTCGCGTGGTATGCGATTTTCATCATGGCAGCGGAGGATTTGCCGCTTCCGACTGGCCCCGAGACGAGTGAGACAAAGGATTCTGACGT